TTATGAAGCACCCGGTAAAAAGAACAATAATTACATTTTAAACGTAAAATCGAAGTATAGAATCGAAAAAACGACCGTTATTGACGCAAAAGCCGGTTCTTACCAGTTTAGAGTGTTTGATGACACCTTCTTCAAAGAAGGATATGCCGTAAGATACGAAAATGAGGATTCTTCAGTATCAATTTTAGGAACAATTACGAGAACTGTTCTTCCTAATACTGTAAATGTCACTTTTAACACTCAAATTCCTCTGAAAGGCGAATATTACCTTGAAAACCAACTTCTGAAGGGTTCATCTTTAGAACAACCCTATGTTGAGAATTTCGTTGCAAACGTACAAAACACATATGCAAAATATGATGGCAGTACACTGATTGCGTCTAACTCAATTCCCAAATATTACAATCTTCAGACGAATGCTTATGATAAGAGTATCACCTTCTCAGCATCACTTCTGAGTACGCAAGATCTTGTCCTCCCTACCAACCCTACAACCCTCCCTGACACGGGCTTCTTCACTGGTGACTCTGTATGGTTCCAATCTGCAGGAAACGGGTTCCAGGACATTCCATCGGGGGCCTACTTCGTATTCCGTGTTGATGAAAGTACGATTAAACTGTCTAAGAGTAAGGCTGACCTCTCAAAAGGCATTTATCTGACTTTTAATGGTTCTGTTGTAGATGCATCTATTACACTTCTTGATTTTTACTCCAAAAATGTTGAACCACAAGGTCTTTATAGAAAGATTTTAGAGCCTGTAACCAGAAAAGAGACAATTGTGACGGATTCCGGTTATACCGGTATGTTCATCAACGGTTTGGAGCTGCTTAACTACAAATCTGCCAATAGTGTCTATTATGGAGACATCGTAGATTTCACAATGACGGCCGGTGGTTTCGGTTATGACGTTATTAACCCCCCTGTCGTTACAATTAAAGATGAAGTTGGAGTAGGAGCCTCTGGTAAGGCAAATATCATTGGTCAACTAGTTGCACTCGATGTTGTTGACACTGGAATGGGTTATGAGGAGATTCCTACAATCACGATTTCTGGTGGTAACGGTTTTGGTGCTGCAGCACAACCTAGAATGCTGTCTGTTAAGCTGGAAAACTCATTTATTGCCGATTTTACTGAAGATGTCAATTTAACTAGAAATGAGATTACTTTTGATGAAGACCACAGATTCCAGGATGGTGAAAGTGTAATCTATCAGCCTAGAAACACTAAGGCTATTGCTGGTTTGACCACAGATGCCGAATATTTCGTATTTGTGACTGGACAGAAGTCCATGACTCTCCATGAGACGAGAGCTGACGCTTTTGCCGGTATTAGTACCATTCAGATGACTGCATTGGGTGACGGTGTTCAGTATTTTGTTGCATCTGAATTAAAACAAGTTGTATCTAGTGTTGTTATTACAAATCCTGGTGTAGGGTACGAAAATAAGGAAAGAACTGTTCCTCCTGTTGGTGTTAACACTGTATCCAACTATGTCCAAATTGTAGATCACGGATATCTGAGTAAAGAAGTTGTAAAATACACAAAACCCGAGACTGGGGCTTCTATTGTTGGATTAAGTGAGAGAAAAAGTTATTTTGTTAAGAAGATCAATGATAATGAGTTTGGACTGACTGAAATCGGTACGGCGGAGGTTGGTAGAGATTATTACTATAATAATGATATTCTAATTGACTTTGTAAACGCTGGAAGAGGTTCATTTAACTATCCTCCTATTACTGTAGATGTTCAAGGTGCTGCTGCATCGTTCGATAAGACCTTTGTTGAGACATTCCAGGAATTGTACATTATTGAGTCTCCTATTGAAGAGAATATCATTACACCTATTGCCACACTGGCTTGGACTGATACAGAAGCAGAAATTACGAACAATGGCTCAGTAGCCAATCAGTTCTTTGTTCTGGTTAGTGAAGAAGGTAACTGGCTGATCAGTGATGATCCTTTCATTGGTAATATTCTTCTTTATGAGGCTGTATTACAACCAATCTTCAGAGGAGCTGTTCAATCAATCAACTTGACTGACGGTGGTGTTGGATATGGTTCATCTACTATCATTGACTTCAGAAGACAACCAGAAGTCACATTTACAGCTGGTGGTGTTATCCCAAGGGAAGAAGCAAAACTGACTCCTATCATCAATAACGGTCAAATCTCTGAGGTTATCGTTAATGCCGCTGGTAAGGGATATAACTCACCTCCCGACTTACAGATCCTCAGTGAGACTGGTCAATTTGCAGTTCTTGTGGTACAGGTAGAAAATGGTGGTATCAGTAATGTAATTGTCAGAAAGGGTGGTGCTGGTTACGAAGCTGGTAAGACTTCAGTCATTGTAACCCCCGCTGGTCAGGGTGCTAGAACACAGGCTAACGTCAGAGCATGGAATGTAAACCTGTTTGCCAAGAATTATGAGAACATCGGTGACAGTGATACTATTGTTTCCGAAAACATCTCTAACGAGAACTTACAGTATTCTGCCCTTTATGCTCCTAGACCACTTAGAAAGACTGTATTCACTTTAAGTGGTTTTGAAGAAGATAATGTAAACTTCGGTATTTTTGACCTAACTCTTGATTCTGGTGGAGAAGAGGAAGTCAATACCTTCCACTCACCCATTGTCGGTTGGGCTTATGACGGGAACCCAATCTACGGACCCTATGGTTTCAAGAATGTAGACGGTTCTGGTGGTATTACAAGAATGCTGTCTGGTTATAAACTTAAAGCCACCCCCGTAAACAGACCATCCTACAACGCATTTTCCAATGGTTTCTTTGTTGATGACTACATCTTCACTGGAGACGGAAATCTTGATGTCTCTAATGGTAGGTTCTGTGTAACACCCGACTATCCAAATGGTGTATACGCCTACTTCTGTACCATTGCAGATAACATTGAGTCTTCTGGTCCTTTCAATAAGTTTAGACAACCAGTATTCCCATATGTAATCGGTAATCAATACCACTCATTACCAGAGGCTTTTAACTTCAAATCGGCATCCAATCAACTTCATTACGATATTGCTAAGGATGGTTGGCTTAGAAACACTACATTCTATTACACCAATAAGGGTAATAGTCAATATGATTATATCTACAACTCCGATCTCATCAGAAATCAATCAATCGATGTTACTGCAGCACAATCAGGTGGTGTAGATAACCTTGTTATTGAAGACGGTGGTGAAGACTATAATGTAAATGACCGAGTAATCTTTGATTCTACAGGAACTAGTGGAAGAAATATCAATTACAGAGTCTCAAATATTAAGGGTAAACCTGTTAACACTGTCAGTCTAGCATCAACCTTTATCAATGATGTTGAATTTGGTAGTAATCTCAATGTTAACGGATTTGTGGGATATACATCTGCTCCCCACAATTTCCTTCCAAGAGAACTTATTAATATTGATGCACTATCTGAATATTATAAGGGATTTGATGGTGCATACACTATTGGAGTATCCAGTGAAAGATGGACATTGAGTGTTGGTGTAGGGACTGATACCCAAACTGGTATTCAAACCTACATCTATGTCACTGGTTCTTTAGATTCACAGTTTATCAGATCCAATGATATCTTGAAATGTGAGAGAGAACAGATGAAGGTTCTCAATATCGATCCTCCCTCTGGTAGAATTAGAGTCTTGAGGGGTGTCAACAATACCTTTGCAGTTACTCATCCTGCCGGTACCTTGTTAAGAGATGACCCAAGGAAGCTGAACTTCACAGTTTTGGGTATTACCACACAGAAAGCCTTACCAATCAATAAGACCATTTACTTTGAACCTAATGAGTCTGTAGGTATTGGTACATCTACTACCAGTGGAATCACTACTCTTACATTCTCCAACCCTGGTGTGGGTGTAACACAGGTAAGGGTAGAGAAGCAACAGATCTTCCTCCCTGATCACCAACTCATTCTTAACACTCCTCTGAAGTATTACACTAATGGTGGTACCAGTCTTCAGGCGTTCAGTGGTATTCAAAGTTCCAGCATCTATGATCTGACTGAAACCAGAGATTTGTTTGCTGTTCCTCTTTCAAAGAATATCATTGGTATTGCATCTCAACCAGTGGGTATGGGAACTCAGGGTCGTTATGTTGGTATCAGCAGTGATAAAGGTACTCTTCTGTTCTTTGAGAACAATGTTGGTTTAGGTAGTTACCATAGTTTTGTTTCTGACATTACAAAGACACTTAGTGGTAGAGTGTCACAGAATATTGTCACTGTCTCTACAGGTGAAACCCATGGAATGAAGAAAGGTGATATTGTTGATGTTGATGTTAATCCTACAACAACTACTACAATCCGTGTATTGTATAACGACTTTAACAGAAGAATTGTATTTGATCCTGATGTAATTCCTCAGTCAGGTATCAATACCAACTCAAATATATTTACTGTCCCTGTAAACAAGTATAATACTGGTGACAAGATTATCTACACTGCTGATACCGTATCTGAAGGTCTTGTCAGGGAGACAATGTATTATGTCTATGTCTACAAGCCTGGACAAATTAAACTTGTAAGAGATTATTCAGAACTGCTGAGTGAGAATCCTAGTTTCATCAATGTAGGATCTGCTCAAACATCAACTTTCTCTAGAATTAATCCTCCAGTTACAATTCAGAAAAATCAAAATATCAGATTTGATCTATCAGATTCGTCACTATCATTTACCGACAAGGGTGTTGATTACTCGGCCTTTGAGATGTTTATCTATAAAGACTTCCAAAAGGTCAACAAATTCTGGACTACTGGGGCTACAAGAAAGTTTGAAGTAACCACATCTGGTACGATTGGTGTAACAAACGATGCAGCACTTAACATCTTTGTATCAGACACAATCCCATCCACTCTGTATTACGGATTTGTTCCTGATAATCTGGATATCATTCCTCCGGTCAAACTAAGAATTTACGAAGATACCACACTTCTTAATTACAATACCCTATCTCTTATTGATAATAAATTTGATGGTATCTTTAGTATCATTGGTTTTACTTCTACAACCTTTGATTATAACATTGCATACGATGATGATCGGGTTGTATCCTATGGAACAACAAATGCAAACCTCTCCTACAAGACTAACTCCAGAACTGCGATTGGTGAGGTTTGTGGGTTAACTGCACTCAATCAGGGTGTTGGTTATAAATCACTACCTGGTTATAGAGGTATCGAAAGTAAGCAAGGAACTGGTGCTCTTCTGAAACCTACCAGTAAGACTATCGGTAAGATTTTACAGACCAGATTTAACAATATCGGTTTTGGTTATCCTTCTGATAATACGCTTAACATTAACGCAAACCTTCCTCAAGTATTAGAAGTTGAGCCTCTTGGTAGTTTTGGTGAGATCGGTATTACTTCTGCTGGTGTAAGATATAGTCAAGCACCCGAATTAATCGTTCTTGATGGATTGACCGGTCTTCAAATTACTGATGTAGAACTCTTCTATGAACTTGGAGATCAGTTTGTAACTATTGAGGAGAACACCAATTCTCTGAACAATGTTCCTCCTTCCATCATCCCTGTTCAGAATACTAACGGTTTCAGTATTAGTTCAATAACATATAACGAGACTAGTAAGATTGTCCGTCTTGAGTTTGGTAACCAATTCAGTTTTGCCCGTGATTGGCCATTCAAGGTTGGTGAAAAAGTATTGGTTGAGAATGTTGCCATCGGTTTTGGAACTGACGGTAAAGGTTACAACTCTGAAGACTATGGTTACGCACTGTTCCCTGTGACTGGTGCTGACAGTCAATTAGGTGGTTCTGGAGCATACATTGAATACGATCTCTCTGAGTATCTGACTGCAGGTGAATCACCTGGTAGGGTTACAACACAGGTTGTAGGTTCTGTAACTCCAACTAAATTCTTCCCAGTATTTGATACAACGATTGTAACTGTACCTTTCCTGACAGGAGAGGATGTTGAGATTATCGATAATCCCTTGTTTAGGGGTACTGTTGAGAGATTTGATAGTGTAAGTAGATTCTTGTTTGTTACCTCTGAAGATGACTTTGAGGTAGGATCTATTCTCAGATCCTTGACATCTGGTAATCAGGGTAAGATCTTGACTACAACAGATTACGAAGCAACAATTGCAATCGGTGTAGGTGCTACATTCATCTATGGTTGGCAGTCCAATTCTGGATTCCTGAATGATAACCTACAGGTGATTCCTAACAATGAATATTATCAGAACTTCTCATACTCACTGAAGTCTAGAGTTCCTTATGAGACTTGGAATGATCCTGTATCTTCACTGAACCATACTGCTGGTTTTGAGAAGTTTGCAGATCTAGTCATCGATAATAATGCTACAGGTATTGTAACAGCCATCGAGGCTGAAATCTCTACTGTAGTTGATCTTATTGGAGAGGTTGAAACCTGGTGTTATCCTGACTTTGATGCTGCCACTGAGTCTACAGTAGATATCTCTGGAGGTAAAGTTGTTTCTAATGAGATTATCTTTGAGAATAGAATTCTTCTTGATTACTTTGAATCCATTGGTAACAGGGTTCTGAGTATTGACGACTTCTCAGATCAGTTCGATAGTAATCCTAGAACAACAGAATACTCTATTGTTGATTTCTTCGATAATAAGTATTCCTGGAACAAGATCTTTACCCTGGTACAAGACACTCAAATCCAGAACAGAAAACAATTTGAGATTGTAGATTTGGTTCAGGATGGTGAGAATGGTTATGTAAATGAGTATGGAAGAATTGACACTGGTAAGGAACTCGGTACCTTCGGATATATTGGTGCTGGTACTAGCACTTGGGGTCTGACCTTCTTCCCCACTCTGTTTGAGTACAACAACTATCAGATCTCTTACTTTACATTTAGTGGTCTTAACAATGTAACTGGTATTGGATCCACCACACTTGGTGATATCGTCTCAATTGCCACGACATCTGCTAATGTCCCTGTTACCACAACTACAACTTTAGCTACCATTCCTACCACTATCAGATCATCTAAACTTCTGATCCAACTTGAGGATGCAAATAACAACTACTTCTTCAATGAACTGAACCTTCTTCACAATGGAACCAGAGTTGAAAGTCTTCAGTATGGTGACTTAGACAACGATCCTGGTATTGCTGCAGGATTCGGTACATACCATGCATATATTGACGGTTCTGATCTTAAGGTCGATATTATCCCAACTGTAGGAACAGCTGTTACTGCAAATTGTAGTATTGTCGAAATTGCCGGTGGTGGTGCATCTGGTGTAAGTACAACTAATCTGGTTGTTACTAATTTGTCTTCCTATAATGTAGACATTGCAGCTTCTGGTTCTCCTACAGCCAACTTGGTCGCAAATTACGAAAATCCCTTCGCTTGTGAATACTTTATCGTTCAAGTAACGGATTCTACGAATAATGAATATGAGATGTTTGAGTGTGCCGTCATTGATTCAACAAATGAGGGTATTGTCAAGTTTGCCGACATCAAGACTAATGTAGGACTTGGAACTGTTGGTGTTACCAAGACTGGTTCTACCACAAATCTGGTTTATACACCAAATGCTAGTATTGATGTAAATGTTCGTGCTTTTGGTATCTCACTGAAGAACTTTAACGACATTACCGGTATTTCATCGATCACTCTTGGTAACAATGTCTTATTCTCTGAATATGGCACTTATACCGGAACCGAACTTGACACTAGGAAGGCATTTAGACTGTTTAATGATACCAACCCAATTTTTGCAAGAGAATTTGCCGGTAACAGTCCTCTGGTTGTTGATTTGACCGAAAATCATGTCAACATCCCCAATCATTACTTTGTAACCGGTGAGAAGATTGAATACAGTTATGAGAACTCTGTATTATCCACCGGAAACGCAATCGGTATCGCAACCACAACAATTGCTGGTGTATCTACCGACAAACTGCCTTCCACACTGTTTGTAGTCAAGATTAATGATGTCAAAGTTGGATTAGCACAAAGTGCAGCCGATGCCTTGGGAAGGCCTCCTGCTCTTCTTGACTTGACTTCTGTCGGTATTGGCACATTCCACAAATTTACTTGTACCAACCAAAATGCCCGTGCGCTGGTTGCCTTGGACAATATGATCCAGGCACCTATTACTGAAACTCAGAATAACACTACTCTGACCCAAGATATCGTATTTGATGTTGATTTCTCTGTGGCAGGTGTTAGTTCCTTCAAGGCAAACGATCTTATCAAGATTAACCAAGAGGTAATGTTGATTCAGAATGTTGGTGTTGGAACACCCGATAATCTGAGAGTTCTGAGGGCTCAAATGGGAACCGGTATTGGAACTCACGCTAATGGCACCTCAGTTGAGTTGATGGGTGGTAATTACAACATTGTAGACAACACAATCCACTTTGTTGAGGCACCTTACGGTAAGACACCACTTAGCACTACAACAGGTGCTCCTGATGAAAGATATTGGGGTCCTGGTGTTACAACCTACTCCTCTTTCCAAGGTAGAACCTTTATGAGGAGTGGTATTCCTGATGGTGAACTTGACACCTATGCAACCAACTATACCTTCGATAATATCCAGTTACAGTTCAACGGTCAGACGAAGAACTTCACTCTGTTGAATAATGGTGCTAATGTCACTGGTTTCTCCACACAACAGGCAATTGTCCTTAACTCTAACATTCTCCAGGAACCACAAGGTGCTCAGGCATCACTTGGTGACTTTACTCTGACAGAGACAGCTGGTATTACCAGTATCAGATATTTGGGTGACAGTGTATCGTCTCTGGATGATCCCAATAAGGCCACCATTCCCAGAGGTGGTAATATCATCTCTGTTGCATCTACACCTGGTCTAGGTTATCAACCATTGATTTCTGCAGGTGGATCTGTAACTGTTTCTGTTGCTGGTACCATTCTGTCCTTTACACAGGGTAATACCGGATCTGGTTACAGAACGGGTATCCAAACCAACCTTCAGGTCGGTTATGCAGTATCTACGGTCGGATTGACGACAGTAGTTGGTTTTGCAACGGCAACATTTGTTAACGGAAGTGTTACCTCTATCGAGCAGTATTCTGATGGTTCAAACCTCAACCCACAAAGTCCCCTCTGATTGTATTTGATAAGCCTATCCCTTACTCCAGTATTCCTCTGGTCTATGCAGACGGTCAGTCTGGTGTAGGTA